AATATAAAGGATTCGTTTTTCTTTAGAGCATCACATGTTGGTAACACTTTAAATTCTTGTGTTCCTGGTTTATATCCAGAATTCCATTTTAAATTCAAATCGTGCGGATTTGGTATATCTGCTAAATCAACCCAATCAGTAAAATATAACTTAGCACCATATGACTGTAATGTCCATCTATATTTCGAACCATCGGTTTCTACATATAATAAAGTTGGTATATATGTTTCATCTGTCCATTCACCGGTAGTTGGTAAACTAGGTACCTCTTCGCTATTTAAATATGGATCTGTATTAAATTGATATATCGGCGCATCATTAAAAAAGATTGTTGTATTTTGCACCCATTTCCCATTAATAAAAGAAGGGTAATCAGCAAAAAATCTATTATAATAATCAGGTGACTCTCCATTTAGAGATGTGCTATCAATAAAATTAGAGAATATTAAAGATGTATTATCAGTATCTAAAATAATATTTGGATCTTTATTGTCGATAAAAGATCTTCCAACCTTTCTAGTTGTTTTATCAAAGAATACTTCGTGAGATCCAACCTGTGAATAATCTTTAGCTAAAGAGAAAAGAGGTTGTATTTGAGTATTTTCTTTACTCTTTTTAGGTCGAGCTCGAATTATAAAAGAATGTTCATCTGTATTAAGATCAACCGCATGATCTCCAATATCTCCGAAATCGACATATGACTTTTTTCCATCTAATACAACAACATCGTCATATTGATTGAACGTTGCACCATTATTAAAATACCCTCTCCACTTTTCTTCTAATGCTAATGAATCCCACGATCCAATAATAGAATTAACGTTCTTTGTAGAGTTAATATCAAAAACAAGAGATTGGATTTTAGGAGCTTCATCATATAATGAAACTCTTTCGCCTTTAATAATTTTTCCTGTTCCTAATACAACATCATCATCATTCTTTAATTCAAACTTATTATAATTAAAGGTAATATTTTTATTACCATATAACAACGATGCATTAATAGTATTGATATACTTATTATCGTTTCGATCCCAATTGCCATCAGAAAGTTTAAAAAGCTTTTCTTTCGGATATGATACCTCAATAATCTCATCAAAGAAAAGTCGAAAGAATGTTGTAATACTTTCTTGTGAACCTTTTACTGTATAATACTTAATAATTTTCTTATACAAAGAAACTCGATCCATTACTCGAGAATCTGGTACATTCTTTGCAATTTCTGCCTGAATTCCATCTAAATATTTCTCAGAAACTTTATCGATATCGTGTTCATCGATAATACGATTTATTTCATATGTAGGAAGACCTTCAGAATTAAGATGATCATAATACTTCTTAATTAGATCTATAAATTTTTCTGAACTTTGTCTAAGTTGCTCAGGGATAAGTTCTTCAACGCGAAGTGATTCTACGTTATGAGGAACAGTTCCTTGAGGAGCGGCCGAAGCTATAGAAATATGAGACATGTTTATGTATTATCTGGACGGTGTCTTAAGAATGGTGTATATTCATCAACTCCAGATGATCCAGATACAACAATTGTATCAACTTCTGGAGTAATGTTTGTTCTTCCAGTATCAATACTAATTAGTTTGTTTCTTTTCGATACTACGTCGTTTGATGCTGGAGTGACGTATATATTTATAGTTTCTGTTTTACTAATTGGAAGAGGATTAATAGAAACTAATCCGGTCTTCACATTAAGTGTACCTACACTTTTAGATAACTTTTTCTTATTACCATTTGCACCGATATGATATGCATATACATTTCTTTCTTCGACTGAACCGGTGATCGGCTCATCTTCTAATCTATAAATAATATTATTGTGCACCCAACTATCTGATGCCATCATTGGTTCTTTTTGATCAATTTCTCCATAGATTTCTAACTGAAAATCTATCGGAGTTGATAAAAGTTTTCCATATTCAAATGTAACTCGCTTATATAAGTATACTCGAGCAAAGGAATTTACGATTGAAACATCTAAGTTATCAAGGTGTGATAAAAGTTTTGAATAACGAAATACGCCATCAAATTTTTGTAGATTTGTAACATTAAATTCCTCGAGCATTTCTTCAACCTTTGTTGATAATTGACCAGGAGAAAATGATGTTCTATTCGAATCATATTTAAACATGATATCAAAATACAAATATGTATATTCTGGATCAATCAAAACTGGCTCGATTCCAATTACTCTTTTTTCAACTAACTCTCTTAAGAGAAAATCTTTATCTAAATCTGTAAGCTTTTCTGAATCAAATGGTTTAATCGAAGCATATACTTTTCCATATTGAGGAGGATTGTTATCTTCACCTCCCCATACAGAAACTGTTTCGATATTATTTAAAATCTGTTGAATAAGAACTTTATAATCAGTTGATGTAACGGCTCTATTCTGTGATGTAAAAGAAAGTGGTGCATTATGACGAATTGTCTCAACATCTTCTTTAATACTACCATTCGTAGCAGATGAAAGAGTAACAAGTGTAGGACTAACAGAACCCGGACTTGCCCATTCAAACACATTAGCACCGTTAGCATTAGGTCCTTTTGTACTTAAATACCGAATTTTAATAATATTTAAAGAAGATGGTTTTTTACCAAAGATATTATCACCAAACTTAATTTCATAATTACCATTGTAATTCTCATTAATAAAATATGCTGCTGTCGATGGACCAACACCAGCTAAACTTTTAAATCGAGCATAAGATTCAAATGCTGTTGAGTATTGATTATCATATACATCAACAAGTAAATGATCTAAATCAACTGTATTGTCTTCGATAATATATTTTTGATCAATATTTCCTGTTTCGACAACATATAAACTTTCTTTCATGCGACCTTGATATATGACTACATCATCGAATACATATTGCCTATTTTCTTCATCGAGAACAGCAGTATAATCATCTCGAGTAATAAAAGTATATGTTACTCCATCAATTGCAGATGTAAGCGATTGTCCTTTAGTAAGCGTATATGTTGAAAGATTTCGATTAACGGCCGATGGGAATGTTAATGAAATTTTTGCCATCGGCGCTGTTTGGCTTTTTGGTGTATATCCAAGAAGCTTAGCACGAGATACTACATTTGATCGAATTTGAGCCGAATCGAGGAAAGATTCGTTCATTGCATTATGGGCAACAACTGCATTATAATGTGTATTATATGCTAAAACGTCGAGTAGATGACTAAGACCCGATCCTTCAAAATCCCAATCAGAATATTCTCCGTTATCTACGTTTTTAAAATAATCTTTGAGGTTTTCTTTGATTGCATCAAAGTCGAGTTCTGTGACATTAAGTTGCTTCATTATCGTAATCGTTGTAAGTAAAAACTAATTTCTTCTCGCTTTGGAGAAAATATAACATTAAACCCAATTGTAATTTCATACGCATTTCTATCTGAATTATCAATTATTTCAACGGTATGACCATTCGTTCTTGGTTCAAACTTTTTTAAAACATATAATATTTCTTCTTTAATCGCCATTGACGTAAAATTATCTGCTGGTTCAAATAACAAAGCTGTTACATTTGAACCAATCTCAGGATGAAATGGTCGCTCATTAAAATTTGTTAATATTAAATTCTTTACTGAGTGTTTTACAGCATCTAAATCCTTAACAGCAGCTATATCTTTTTTAGTCGGATGCACGGTTTTAAAAAACATAGGGAAATCCCTATATAAACCTTTCATCGCAACTTTATCTAGCGATGGATTTATATCTGATAGTGCACGTGACATGTAATCTATTTATATCAGTTGAGGAATATATTCGCCGCTGTTGTTACTTGATTTCCAACATATTCCTCTCTTACTGTTCCTTTAACATGTTCATAAATACTACCTGCAATATCAATGGTTTGATTCGCTTTTACTTTATGAACGTGCTCGCCTCCTATATGTTCATACTTGTTTCCTGTCACTTGAACATTCCAATCTCCAATGATTTTTGTGTTGCATCCTCCATCGATAGTAAGATTACAACCTCCTTCGATATAAACATTTTCTCCTTGTGCAACTACTCTATAGTTTTTACCAACGATCACTTCGGTCTTATCGCCGATTGGAGTGATTTCAGTATATGTTCCAGTACGGTGAATAGTAGATATTCTCTCTTTACCTGGAGTTACGTCAAACTCAACAATGTGTGCAGCTTCATCATTATCATCTAATCTTTCGTATGCAGTCACATGATTCTGAGGATATGTTGGTTTCATGACATCATCAATAGCCGGAAATATCCATGCTGCAGGTAAAGTTCCGAGCTTTTCTGGAGCTCGAGTTTTTTGAGCTATTGTTATTTTTGGGTCATATAACTCTCTTAGTGAAGTTTTTTCGGTATAACTAAATCCTTGTTTATATTTCTCTTCTTTTACCTGAGCACAAACCGGAGTATCTGGAGTATTTAATTTATTTTCACTTGGATAACGTTGATTCGGATCAGTAAAACCAAATTGATAATCAACCTCAGATGTAATAGATGGAATAGATCCCATAATCACCGGATCTTGAGCATTAATACCATCTCTAAAAAACCCAATAACCCATGTTCCGCATAATAATCCTGTGGCTGATTGTCCAACACCAGACATTGATGCAGATGTAATAGGTAACATAGTAACTGCCCACGGTAAATCCTCGGTAGGAATACCTTTATCTGCGGTTTTATCTGGATTATGGTAACCAAAACACCTTACACGATATCTTCCCATTTCCATAGGATCGTTAATGTCTTCGATTACACCGGTGAACCATGCAAATCCACCACCATTATTAATAAAATTTTCAGGATTCATAATTTATTTATAGGTCAATATTAAATGAGTCTTTCTTTACTCGCACTTCAGAGAAATACTCTCCATCTTCAAACAGATGGTTTACCGATGTGATTAAGTGCCGTCCCGATAAATGTTTATCCCATAGATCTCTTTGGCTCGTTGGTTTATTTTTCATATTCGATAAGAGCTGTTTCATTATAACTGGATCAACAGCCTTCGGAAACTTTAAAACAATTACTGTACCAGGATTTAAATCAAAATCACCAAATAATTTTATATCATGAGAAGTTGTTTCAAGTGCTTCTTCAATTGCTACAGTTTTCCCATTTGTATTTTCTTTTAGCTTATTATAATTAATGTTTTCTTCACCATACGAAAGATTATTAATCGAAATATGCTCGATATGAGATTTCGGCATAAGATTTAATGTCTCTCCATTAATATTAAACTGTGTCGATAATGGAGTTTTTGCATTTAATGTATTAGCGACCGTAAAATCATTTTCGAAATTATAATCATATTTGGTATATGTCTTATACGAATAATCTAAGTAATTATTTTCAGAAGCCCATGCACCATTTGCACCTTGATAAACCTTTCCAAGCTTTAGATTTGATGCAACATCAAGAATACGAGAAACTCTCTGATCATAATCTTCTTTTTCATATGGTCCAAAATTAAATTCTCGAGTATCAAAATATGTATGATATTCTTTTTCAGCTAATAGATTGTGCAACGATGATAAACGAATTTTATTATCTAAAGAATGGTAAAGATAAAATGGAGAAAAGTTATCATCATATGTTTTTCTTCGTAACCATTCAACTGC